CTTGCTTTTTATCGTTCACTATGGCTTTTTCCATGATGTCTGACGATGCAGGATGAGAGGTAACAAGCCCACCACCTGTTTCGCGCGGCAACCACTCTGTGATCAACCGTTCATAGTAACAAGGAATGATGGTAAGGCCACCCTCACGTCCTTCGAACACTTCTTCGAATTGCGTAAGATAGAGCATCCCTGCTGTAGCACCACTAATGTGCTTAGGATGGTCTGGATTGCACTGCGGTGAATTAGACTGCAGCACATAAAGGTAGGGAATACTGATGTCTGAAAGACCGATTACGCCTCCCAGCTCAGCATCTCTTACCATTTGGTCTAGATCCATGGGAATGGGAGCTAGAGCCGTGTCTGACTTCATAGTGACTTCTTTAGCCATTTTAGATGTTCCTTTTGTTAAACTGAAAGTTTTGTTCTCATTCCTGTGTACACGTTAAAAAGTGCTCTGTCTAGTTCCCTACCCTCCTCTATTGTTTCTTTAACCCATGCACGTAATGTGCTAGGATGGACCGTCTCTATTGCTTCAGCAGCTAATCCCATTTGAGTAGCTAAAGAAATAATTTGTTGTAACTTAATCTGGTCATAGCCCCTTGGAAAGGAAACGCTGACTTTACCCTTTATGATGCCACCATGACCATGATCTTCAAGCCATTGGTATGCTTCATCGGAAGTTATCTTAGCACTGTAATAAGGTTTTACTGAAACCTTAATACCCGATTGAATTCTGATTTCTGAAAGGTCCAGCTCGCTAAAGAGATCGGGGATGTCAACTTCACTAACTTTAGCTAATTCTGACTTGTAAAGAGACAAACGTTCTTCAGTCTCTTTGATAGCACGTTCAATAGCCAACTGTTGTGTAACAAGCTTGGACAGTTGACCTAGTTTCTCGGCTTCTGGAAGTATTGGCTTATCAGCCATCACTTCACGTAAGAACAAATCATTTTGAGTATCAAGATTTGACATGCTTACCGTCTCCTTTATGAGTGTAACGTTCAGAAGATAAATGTATAACTTCTTGCATTAGCGATATTGCAAGACACTCAGTGCAAACACTAGGATACATTTCCTCTAGATCATCTATTATTTGCTTTAGTTGATTGGTTATTACTTGACGAATGTCACTAGAGACTCCATGTTTCATTTCGGTTTCCTATTCTTGAAGGCTTGATTTAGAATACTCTCCACAAACTCACTACACTCGTAATCATTCTCGACAACAAATACTGGAATAAGCTCATCTATCTTGATCTTTATTTTACCATAACTAGCACTTTCCTGCGGCGCAGCCTTTAGCTGTGGAATAGTGAAAACTTTAAATTGATCATTTTGCCATACAACATAGTTCAATTGCCAAGCTCTTAGATAATTAGAATGCTTAACATTCCAGGCCCATTGAAAATGCGAGGTATAAATACACTTGCCTCTTTGCATTTTCATTTCATGGAATATTACCAAACCCTTTACACAAAAGAACAAATCCGGTAAAGAGGCACCAGTATTCTCGAGCCTAGTTGTTACACAACCATTTTTCTCGAGCATACCTCGCCATTGAGCACCTATATCATATTCTGTTACCATGTCTGTTATATCTTCCATAGCTAACTCCAATTGGCATATATTCTATTATACACCACAATTGCGTCCAATTGACGTCCTCTAGTTAATTTTGCCAGCTTCACTTCTAGTGTCCATAGATACAGGATTACGCTCAGAGATAGCCCAGTTAGCACCAATTTTATATTCCATTACATGTGGAACAGTAAAGGTAATAGCTGTTTCAGCGATCTCTTTAATCTGTTTTGCAGTTTGTTCATTCTTGATGCTTGCACCTATCTCATCGTATAAGCTAATAAGAATAGGTATCTTTGCTTCATGCATACGAACAAGAATAGTTTTCATTTGTTCGGCAGCAGAGCCCTGGATAATGCTGTTCATCGCCTTATGAAGACCTGACTTACGAACAGTGCCGTACTTCGCCATAGCGGCATCCTTACCACGAATTGGAAAGTTACCACGTTGAAAGTACGGTGGTTCATAGCTGTCAAATCTACGTCGTCTTCCCAATATGGTTCTAACATATCCCCTTTGATCAGCAATCTGAATACAGGCATTCATTAGCTCTTTAACAAATGGAAATCCTTGGTTATAGGAGTCCAGAATATCCTTTGCTTTATCGCGAGATAAGCCTAAACTATCAGAAAGTTTTTGTATACCCATACCATAGGCCGTACCCAAGTTAATAGTTTTGGCCATAGTACGATTAATTGGACTAGTGCGAACCGCATTAACCATCGTCATAACCATGGTATGATAATCAGTGTTTGGATTATTAATATATACTTGTTGAGCTTCGGCTGCCCCAGTTAGCTTCATTATATAGGCATAATGCAAACCAATACGCGGCTCTTGCTGGCTAAGGTCACCTTTAAACCATTGCTCACCATTTTCAGGTACAAAAAGGGAACGGACTAACTTACCCAATACTGGATGACGACTAGGAATTTGAGCAAGATTAGGGTTACTACATGCAATACGGCCACTACGAGTACCACCAGTATCATCGCCGGACATAAAAGATGACCCACGGGTCTGGAACCATTGTGAGTGTAGTCGTCCATTGTACGATCCTTCTAATATCATGCCCTCTATAAAGTCCCGACGTATCTTCTCTTGCTGGCGATATTTACCAATTATCTGGAGCCTTTCGTCTGGCGATGCTAGAAGATACTCATTAGGTATGCTATCATTACCCTTATCTGTGGTAGGGGGAATATAGCCAAAATCACGTACCAAAGTGCCAAGTTGAGTAGGACTAAACACATTAAGCCCAGGAGCCTCGCGCTGGATGATAGACAACAATTCTGTGTTTTCATGGTTTAACACCTCATTTTCTTGTTGCGCTCTACCAATATCAACAGGCACACCATTAATTCTCATGTCATGAAGGACAGGGATTAAACGACTTTCTAGCTCTACAACTTGTTGTAGCTCTTCCTTTTCAATCAATGGCTTTTGAAGCTGGTAAATTTGATAGGTTAAGCGGGCATCATGCTCAGCATATTCACCTACTATAGATACTGGAAGCTTCCACAATTTACTCCAGTCGGGCTTGCCCTTGTTCATATAACCTTTAGAACGAAGAGCTGACTCAAGTGTATCTTTTTGCTTTTCTGGCAATCCATACCTTTTTGTGATGGATGCTAATGAATAGCTTTGTTGTTCTTCATCGAGCAAGGCCTCGATAATCTGAATATCTACCATCCAGGTCTTATTGTCAATGCCCATGGACCATAGACACTCAGCATCATATCTGTAATTAGCAGCTAAACTGGTCCTGAGGGAACTATTAAATAGCTCAACAAGCCAGGGCTTCAACTGTGTATAGTCGCAATTGCTAGTGGCATGACGCAAAGGGAAATAGTGATTATACCCAGTGTCCAAATGAATAGCTATACCAACTACCTTTGCATTCTTATAAATGAAGCCAGGACCCAAAGTTGTTAAGTCTGGGTCGTAGGTTTCAAAGTCAAATGCAAACTCTCTTACGTGTGTAAGATCAGGTAGTTCCATCAGGTATCTCCATATCTGGATAAACAACTCTTGCTATCTTTGTATTGTCAATGAGCATCTGACACTTTGCACAAGGCTTTTCAGTGATATAAATTATATGGGCCTTTGTAATGTCTGGGCATCTTATCAAAGCATTAACCTCAGCATGGATTGCTGAACAAGACAAATGAGGATCTACAAAAGCTGGACATGGTGAATATTCATCACAATGTTGATGACCTAGTGGAGCTCCATTGTAACCAGTAGATAAGATGTTACCATTGAAATCGGTAATAACGCACCCTACCTTTCTCTTGAGACAGGTTCCACGTCTAGCTAATACTTTGGCTACATCAAGCATAGTCTCATCTTTTGTGGGTCTCATTCCAGCCATCCCCAATTAAATACTGCATCTTGTGCTTCAGGTTTTGTCATTTTAGATACAGAAGCTAAGAAAGCTATAAACTGTGGCCAAATCCATTTATGCGGTTCAAAGGGTTCGGCACTTAGGATGACTGGAGTGTCTATAATGTCAGACACTTTCTCATCATCCTTTGTATAGATGTGAGAACTGCCCAAGTTAATATGCATATCACCTAACTCTAAGGGTGAGGTAACTGCGCCTACTCTAAGTTCCATAAGAACCTCAGTAGCCAGCATAGTGAACACGAGCATATCATTAGGTAGACCAAGGTAGCTATCCGAGGATCTCATGTACACAATACAATGCAATTTATCCTCACGAATAAGGAAGTGCATTATTACTGTACAGGGTACATCGAGAGATTCTCTTGGTGAGTCGCGCCACAATGATATAACAGCTTGCCTAGAAGCTGGCTTCTTACGAAGGAGCTGAGTTACATATGGGAGCTGATCCACAAATTTAGGACCATACGCACCGTTAATGAATACTTTGTCATCACTCCATGGATGAAGTGTCTTGGCTACAGACTCTGAGAAATCTAACCTGTTGGAACCCAGAATAGTCAAGTGAGACTCAGCGATAGGGTACCTATAGTTTAAATTACGCGCCATGGCCGTGACAACTGGATAGCGCATATTGAAATAGAGCCTATTATTTATAAGCTCTACGCTTTGTCCATGGTTAGCAGTACCTACATATAACCCATCACGTTGAACATTACCTAGTAAGCTAAGCCAGGCTTCAGTTGCTGTTCTGTATGTCATTCTTTGATCCTTTCTGATACTAAGATTGCGTAACCTGCAATGTCATCCCAGGAATCCCTATGGGTAGGATCGCCAGTTACAATACGAGCAAGCTTACCACATATGACTTGTAGTGCAGTCATTTGAACAGCTGTGCATTTATGCCAGGTTGAGCCTCCTGCAAGTACCCCTAAAAGGGCTTGGTGTATTTCAGCGTTCTCTGTGAAATCACCATGAGTTTGTTTTCTTTGATCAAGAATGTCTTTGACATTAGTCACTGTCTTCTTCTCCTGAAAATATACTGTCCTGACATGATTGGCACATACCACTTATCTCATATTCCCTACGGGATAGCTGATCCTTGAAATGCCCGATCTTATCTCTGCAAATAGGGCAATGAAGGGTTGCGATTGCGTCCCTTGTTCCAGGAAACAGGTTCTCGATTGTACCCTTCATTTCTTCTGATTTCTTAGACATTGGCGTTTTCATTTATTCTTCCATTCCTTGAATAGGTCATTGACCTGTTGCTCTTCTCGTTGTTTCTTCTTCAACTCAATTAATTTAAATAACTCAGTATCATCAACAGTAGGTTTATTCAACAGCTCCTTCTGAAGCTGGTCCCTATGTACTTGCAAAAGTTCTTCTCTTTCTTTTATTGACATCTTCATAAACGCATTACGAGTTCTAAACCATTCTTCCCAAATGGGGGCTATTTGTTCAAAATATTTATCAGTCATTAGAGGCTCCTAACTAGTTTAGTCTGCACCCTCGTTAAAGGATGCAGTTTAAACTAGTTACGATGAGGTGTTCTCTTCAGTGGCCTCGAGCTCATCCGCCGGCTCGTCATCTTCCTCCATATCTTCCATGTCACCAAGAAGTTCCTGCGTCTTCTCCTTCATCTTCCTGATGCCAGGGCTCTTAATAGGCTTCCGAAGGAAGGGGTTGGGAATTTCCAATCCTGTGACCGGATCAACAAGCGTAACAGATGCCCGTGAACGAGTGCCACCCGCACCACGTGTCGAAGGCCCCTTGGTCGAAGTCATGATCGTCTCAGGT